CGGGATAGAACAACATACCAGCAAGAGAGAACCATGCCATATTTCTTTGAGCATCTCGCATTGCATCAGCATCTTCGAGTTCTTTTCTTTTAAACTCCATGTACATTGCATGTTCTTCTGGGTCAACGCTTCCATCTCCATTACTATCGGCAGGATGATATACTGACGACTTTTTAATTTCTTCTTCGCTCATCACCACTTCACCTTATCTGCCCAGTATGCTGCGGACATCTTGCCCTTTGCAATATTCTTTGCATGACGAGCCTTGAAAGAACGGCGTCGAGCTGCATATGCTGCGCTCTCGCCCTTTTTCTTTGGTGAACCACTTACACCTTGTTGTCCAAAGCGAATTGTTTTTACTTTTGTCCCAACTTTTGCCACAACAATATGTGACTTTTTCGGATGACTCGGAGTTCGCTTTGGCTTATTAAACCCCGATACTCCTGCTCTTTTTAAACGAGGATCTCGTTTTTTACCTCTTCTTGCCGCCACGCTTCATTCTCCTCTTCGACTTTGTGAAAGTTTTCACCATAGTCGGCCTACCCCCTGGGTTACCTGCTTTTCTCTTTCTCGAAATTGCTGACTTTCTTTGGGCTGGAGTCATACGAGCTGCTTTTGAAGCTGGTACACATTTTGGGTACTTCTTACTCGAAGCTTTTTTGCGGCCACAGGGCATATACCCGCCGCCTTTTTTTGGTCGAGAAATATCTACCCATTTCTCTTTAAACCACTTTGTAAGACCTCCTTTCGGTTTCGCCATAATTATGCAGTATATTCAACCGTATGCACGGCTGTGCTTGTTTTCAAATGCCCGTTTCTATCATAGACAGTTACATCGTAGACATATGCAAAAACTTTTTTAGTTCCTGGTATTGTGCCATCAAATACTCTATATACAATATCTCGATTAGTATAAGTTGTTGGCACAGTGTAGTGAACCGGAGATACTTCCATTAATCTCGATCGATTAGATGATGTCCGAATTTATCCCACCCCCAGTGTAGTGCCGCACCTAATATCATTCCCAATAAAAAATCCATTACTTTCCCCTTCGCTTTTTACCGCGCTTTTTTGGTTTTTTCTTAGAACCACAAGGTTTGCCATCATGCATTATTTTTTACCTCGCTTTTTCTTGAGAATCGCTTTTTGAAGAGCCATAGGCAGCTTTTTCTGCTTTGCAGTTAAGCCCATAGACTTCTTTTTCTTAGCGCCGCGCTTTTTACCTTTCATTGGCTTTTTCTTTTTACCATAATGTCCTGGCATTATTTACTCCCCATGCGGTATTTACCGCCTCGTGCCTTGTAAGTTTTTACAAGCCACCCATTTGCATAAGCAGAAGGATACACTTTAAATCTTCGCTTTGCTTCAGCCTTTACATTTGCGTAAAGTCTTTTGTTAGTTGGAACTGGTTTTTTTCGCTTTACCGATTTTCGCTTTCGAGCGGGCATTACTTTCTCTTTCGTCGTTTGACGCTTCGCAGTAAAGCTATCATTTTTTTAGCCGAAGCTGCGGATTTGGCGGTAGCCTTTTTACGCCAGGCTCCTCGCTTTTTTACATAAACTGTTTTTCCTCTAACTTTATAGGGCATGTATTACTCTTATGAAGGTTTAGTAGGCCAAGTTACAGAATACGGAAAACCTTCCTGCGCCGGCACATCTCTTAGTGCTTGTCTATAAGTAGCCATTTCTGTTGGCATAGTTACATCACTACATGCATACCAATCTGTATCAGCTAGTCTTCTGTTCCTAGTGATCCGCACTTTCTCGCCTTCAGTGGCGATGTCATTTGCTATCTGCTCGGCTGTTTTGTTCTCGATGCTTTTAGTTAGCACCCAGCTACCACTTACAAGAGACGGTTGTGCGGATATAACTAGCTTTTGCGTAGCAGGGTCATACGAGGGCGCTGGCTCATAGCCAACCGGATAAACGCCATTCGCCGCTAGTGTGTCGTTAGGTATCTCTGCTGGAAAAGAAATAGCCGTGTTGTCAGCACGGAATTGCTCGATGCTGTACGGATACTGCACTACTTCGTTATTGGCTGTTTTTACATACATTATTTACTCCTTAGTTAATTGAATATTGCCAGACTGTGTCTAAAACACGGCCAGCTACGTAAAACGTTGTACCATCATCCTTAAAAAACAACGCGGTTGTAGTTGTTTCTGGCTCAATCAATATCTGTTTTGCATACGTAGAGGTGCTAATATCCCATGCGGTAGACAAGCTGTACTCCGAGACTGCATCATTTGATCCTCCTGCGTTGGACACAAACATTTTTGTTCCATCAGGTTTAAAGCGCACTTCGGTCGGTGCAGGCGAATTAGAATTAACATTGTAATTCTGTACAAAGCTAGCTGTGCTAATATCCCAAGCAGTGCTTAAATTATATTCGGTAACTTGATCACTTGAATCACCAACAACATACATTTTAGTACCATCTGGCTTAAATTCCACGCCTGTCGGAATAAGTTGGTACGTTGATACAGAAAAATTTTGAATATAACTTAAGGTGCTGATGTCCCATGCAGTTGATAGGCTATACTGATTCACATTATCGCTGTCAGCCCCCGTCACATATACACGAGTCCCGCTTGAATCGATATAAAGTCCTTGAGGGCTTGTTTCAGCGCTAGATATAGAAACGTTTTGCGAATAGGATGCTGTAGTAACATCCCATGCGGTGCTTAAATTATATTCATTAATGTCGTCTCCAGAGCCACCCGTAACATACATTTTGGAGCCGTCTGTTTTAAAAAATATAGAGTTAACACTACCTTCTTGTGAAAGAATGCTAAAAGTTTTAGCTCCAAATAAAAATAAATCAATTTGATCTCCAGAATACCCCATTACAAATAGCTTTGCTCCATCTGGTTTAATCCACATAGCTGAAGGAAGACTCTCATAAGCGGAAATATTCGATGATGTTTGTGAATAACTTGCAGTGCTAATATCCCATCCTGTCGATAAAGTAAACTCATTAATGTCGTCGCCAGTGGAGCCAATGATCCACATTGTTTCGCCATCAGATGAAAAAAATAAATCTTGTGTAAAACCTTCATAAGATGCGACAGAAAAATTTTGCGAGTAGCTAGCAGTGGTTACGTCCCATGCGGTGCTTAAATTATATTCATTAACTTTGTCGCCAGTGGAGCCTGTTATATACATTTTGGTGCCGTCTGGCTTAAATCGTAGACCTCTTGGTGCAGTTTCTTGTGCAGAAATTGAAAAATTTTGCGAGTAGCTAGCCGTGCTGACATCCCATGCTGTACTTAAGTTATATTCATATACAGTGTCACCGGTGGTGCCACAAAGATAAAATTTTGTACCATCAGGCTTAAAGTCCAAACTAGTCGCTGTTGCCTCTTGAGTACCAATAGCGAATGCATAGTCCAGACTTCTGGTGGTTGGATCCCAAGCTGTACTCATTGTATACTCTTTTACAGTATCACTACTTGAGCCTGTTATATACATTTTGGTGCCATCTGACTTAACATATAATCCTTGAGCATTAGCACCGATACTAACTCCGCCGAACTTTATATGAGTAATGTCGCTGACATCAAAATAGTTTGCTGAGTTTTGGTCTATTGCAGCATAGTCAAGGTCCCACGCATTTGATGCTGAAGCAATCCCATTTCCAGCAGCAGCGCTTAAACTTATCGCTAAATTATTCATTATGCATAACTTCCTACGTAAGCTCCATAGAGTGTTGTACTTACCTTCCAGAATACAAGAGTATCTTTTGCGGTAAGAGTTGGAGCAGTATTTCCTCCACTTGTAACCCAAGTTAAAGTTGGCCAAGTAATTGTATATGAAGCTCCACCTTCAAGCATTAATACAACACTTTCACCGGAAGTTAGTGATTCAGTAAACGTTGTATTTGCAGCTACAGTTTTTGTTTGTATTCCTCCGTTTCCTGGATCAATGTCTGTGCCTGTAAGTGCATATACTGTGGCTGCGAGAGGTGCATAGGTGCTAGATACCGAAGAAGTTGTTGCATAACTTGATAAATCTGGAGGAGTGTAGCTAAAGACACCTGTACTATTTGAATAAGTAAGTGCTGCAGTTCCGACAGAGTTTGTAGTTACTGAAAGATCTGTTAAGGCTATTCCAGATTGAGCTCCTCCGTCCCAGCGCGTCTTGCTACTGTTATAAGTGTAAGTTATACCATTAACGGTTACTGTTTGACCGTTAGTTGGAGAATCTGGAAAATCGTAAGCTGCCATTATATTATCCGCTTAAAGCCGCAGTGGGCGCTGTGAAGTTTGCTGTGTATCGAGCGAGGCCTTTGGTGATGCGAAAGTCTGATATGTAGCCATTGTAGTCATAGGCGTTACTCAAATAGTATCTACCTAACCACAGTAAATTGTCACCATTTTGGTTAGTATTCACTGTTGCGGTACCCTGCGATGTACCGTTTACCCAAAGGGTACAGGTGCCGGAAGCTCTTGTAACAGCTACGTGATGCCACTGATTTGCAGAAAAAGTGCTCGTGCTCGTTATTCTGAAACCAGTACTTTCGTAGAAAGTATACTTACCAGTAGTATATGACCAAAAAAGTGCTATGTGGTCAGTATCGCTACCTGACCTGAAGTCCCATGGAATCATCCAACTGGTGCTATTTGGATAAAACCAAGATTCAACAGTAAAATCACCCGTACCAAGATTAGTTAGATTGTTACCTGCCGGTACAGTAATATAATCGTTTGTACCATCAAAAGCCATTGACGACGACAAATACTTTGTCTGAGTCGTAGAAGAACTTACATTCCCGTTTAGAGTCAACGTCTGTACGGACTGTGACTTATCAATAATGCCAGCGTTGGTTCCTTTAAGTAGTAGACTAGTGCCACTGATTGCTGTTAGTGGTGCTGTGGGTGGGGTAAAAGCAGATGTATAAACTGCTGTGCCAAGGACTACTCTAAAATCTGCAAAATTAGCATTACACCAATTAGCATTATCATTTAGACTTCCTCCAATAGTCAAAGAAGCACCAAGACTCAAGTTCGATGTTTGACTTGAACTTGTTACTTCTGTTCCGTCTATATAAGTTTTAAGTGTGCCACTATTTAAAACTTGGGCTATATGATGCCATACCTTAGTTCTAACAACTCCTGCGGAAGACACAGTTATCCCATTACTTCTATAGCGAAGTGATCCATCGCTCTGTACTGATAAAAAATCATCTGTCGGAGTAGCCCCCGTTCTAGCATCCCATATAATATTTGTAGTAGCTAAGCTATAAAAATATGCCCAACACTCGATAGTCCAATTTCCGGTTCCTCTTGCTACAGAGGCTGCAGGCGCTTGTAAATAGTCTCCCGACCCATCAAAATATATTGAACCGCCATTGGTACTCGCCGAATATGTTTCATAGTCATATGGCGCAAATTGTTCCGTCTTGATGTTGCCGTTAACAGTAATAGCGTAGCCATTCGTCGAGCCGTCAGCTATGTAAGGCAAATGACAGGTTAGCAGGCTTGTGTTTGCAACTGCGGTGAGGCGTTCTATTGGGGGTGTAAAAGCAGAGGTATAAACTGCAGATGTTGTTATACGAACATTAGACATATATCCATAGAAAGATCGTGTGTTAGTTCCTTCAGAATATGATTGTGTGCCTATAAATGATCTGTTTGATGATCCAGGAGTTGGGATTCCTCCACTTTTACTAAAGGTTGCTCTTGAAATTCCATTTACATATATAGTACATGAAGAATTATCTGCTGCTCTAACTAAAGCGATATGTGTCCATGTATTTACTGGTACATTAACAGAAGTAGATGCCGATGGCGTGCCACCACCCCAAAACACTTGATATGTTCCAGAACTATTTGCACCAAACTCGAAAAAATCTGCGCCGACACTGCCGTTATTTCCGCTAGTAAAAATAGGATTTGAATATTGGCTAAAAGCAGTGTGATAAACCCATGCTTCTATAGTAAAGGCTGTTGAATGACCAGCTAGAAGATTAGTCAGGTTTAAATAATCACCAGATCCATCAAAATAAGTTGAATACCCACCATGTCGATATGGACTAAATGTATTTTGAGTTACATTGCCGGTTGCTGTAATAGTATGGCTATTGGTACTCGAATCTACAAAATCATTATTAACAGCGTTATTCGCACCTACAGAAGTAATTAGCGCTGTCGTGTAGTTGCTGTTTTGGACTGTGAAAGCAAGCGTGAAACTGCTCACCGCGGTCGCAATGTTTACCCCGTCGCTCGCTCTGAACGTTAAACTAAATGTTCCAGCATTTGCACCATTTGTTGAGGGTGTAATAGTAAATACATTAGCACTAGCCCCCGTGCCCTGCGTAACGGTCGCCACGTTGCCAGAAGTATCCGACGCGATGCTGTAAACAATCGGGATGCCTTCGGGATCGGTCGCAGTAATCGTCACAGTTGTAGCAGTGCCGTCAGCTGCCAGCTCATAGCTAGAGGATACTCCACTAATGCTTGGCGTGGTATTGATCAAAGCAATATTGTACCAGCCACTTCCATTCCAAATATAAAGTCGATTGGTTCCAGTTACAAGTGCTTGATCTCCTGTAGTATTACCACTTGTAGGCAAGTTATCTGCGGTTGCATACTCTGCTACTCCAGTAAATTCATATCTTATATCAGAATAATTTGCCATTATCGCTCCATTAGTATCCAGCCGTTTGTAGTATTATAATATACTAAACCAAAAGCTGCTCGATTAGTAGAAATTGTTAAATCAGATGCGGCACCTTGAATATTGTGTCCGTTTCTTGCTACTGTAATGTTATTCGTACTCGCATTTCCTGTTCCGTCAATAATTCGTATCTCATCTCCCCGAGCCGCGCTTGCAGGAAGAGTAATAGTAACTGCTGAAGAAGTATCAACTATTATTTTATCTCCAACAGTTGCTGTATATGCCGAAGTTTTTTCTAACCAAGCCGTAGAGCTAGTTCCTCCCGCTCCAGTTGGATTTGCTTGTACCCACTGATTTGAGCTTCCATCATTATAATATACATAAGTTTTAAGAGCGTTTGGATCAAACCAAAAATCTCCTGTGCTAGGGCCACTAGGGGCAGTTTCTGATACCGAAAAACGATGAACGCGATTGTCTAAGGCCTGCCAACGTGTTTTTGAAGTACTATAGCTATAAGTAACGCCATTGACAGTTACAGTTTGTCCATTTGTGGGTGAAGCTGGAAAATTATAAGCTGCCATAGTTTATCCTTTTAGAGGCTCTGTGGGCGCTGTGAAATTGGTACCTTGATATCTAGCATAACCATCTGTGATTCGTATATCTTCCATATAGCCATTAAAATAATTGCCCGTTCCAGATCTTGTACCTATACGTAGCCCCGCTGTTGGTATAGAAGTAGTGGAATGTGTAGCAGAATAAGTACTAGTACCATTAACAAAACATTTTATAGTTCCACCATAGTTTTCAATTGCAATGTGAGTCCAAGTTGTAGCCGAAAGAGTAGTCAGGTTTGTATGGTGAGGATAAAAATCTAATCTACCACCTGACAGGTGGTAGATTGTCCACCCAGTAGTGGCGCTAAATGAAAAGGTTTCGAGAATATTTCGTTCAGCACTAGTATTTGTCAAATATATCCAGAACTCAATAGTAAAATCTCTACCATCTCTTAGCAGTTGAAAATCAGGAATTTCTATCTTATCCCCGGTGCCATCGAATTTAATACTTGTTGTAGAGTTTTTAGTCTGAGTACTAGACGATTGAGCATCTCCAGTTAGAATTACAGCCTTAACTGATTGCGACTTATCGATAATGCCTGCGTCTGTTCCTTTGAGAAGCAGAGAGGTATTGGTGATTGCTGTAAGTGGGGCTGTGGGTGGGGTGAAGTCTGAAGTGTATACTGCCGTACCTTTTACCACACGAACATCAGCTATATTACAAGCCGGTATAGTATTAGATCCATCAGCTCCCATTGCTCCTATTGCGAATGCAGAATTATTATCTGGGATAGTAACAGAGCTAGTAACTGATACTCCTGCTTTTCCATTTACATATAACTTAAAACTAGTTCCATTTCTTACTACCGCGAAATGATTCCAATGGTTAGTTTTGAAAGCAATACTAGATCGACTATTGATTGCCCAAGACCCAGATTGCGCTACTAATAAATCAAAGTGTCCTGTTGTGGTGTTGGAATAAACTAAAACTCCATTTGATTCACTACTATTTGCTCTTTTTGAAATTAATCCATCATTGGTACTAGCCGTTGCGTGAGGGTAATACCATCCTTCAATAGTAAAATCCGAGCTACCCATATCTAAATCTGCGCTATCTGCGATAGTTAAGTAATCACCAGTTCCATCAAAATACATCGACCCGCCGTGATCGTTAGATGCATATGTTGCGTAATCGTAAGGGCCGAAGGATTCGACAGTCGGGTCACCAGTATCTAACGTCACAGATAGAGCGCTAGAAGATTCATCAACAATATACGGCTTTCTGAAAGCGAGTAATTTTGTGTTGGTTCCGGCAGTTAGTGTCTCTGTAGGTGGCGTAAAAGAGGATGTATAAACCGCTTCTCCTTTGGTTATTCGTACATCATGGATATAACCTGTTGCATATTGACCATATGTTTGGGGTCTACCCATGAATGACAACATGCTGTTTGTGTTTGGGATATTATCTGTATTACTGCCGCTTGCTACTGAAGTGCCGTTTTCATAAATCGTTACAGTTCCACTGTTTCTTACAACAGCCAAATGTACCCATTCTTTTAATGTAACGGTATTCGCGCTTGACGAAACAGTTGTATTCCATCCGCTTCCCGTACCTGTTTGAAAATTATACTTTGGGCCGCCCCACTGAGAACCTATAACACTAAACCAAAGCTCGGCATCTGTACCATTGTTACCTATTAACGTGTGCTCTCCTGATGCCCCGATAGAAGCGAGATCAATCCAAAACCAGCCCTCTAGGGTGAAATCCCCCGTCCCGAATGTAAACTCATCTGAAGCCGTTTCGTTAAATTTAACTGCATCGTTGCCATCGCAATAAACCGAATACCCGCCACGACGATAAGGGCTAAATGTGCCCTGCGTCGCGTTGCCGCTAGCAGTGACGGTATGATTATTGGTAGAGGCGTCGTCAAACGAGTTATTGACGGCAGTATTTGCACCAACAGAAGTAATTAGTGCTGTGGTGTAGTTGCTGTTTTCGATTGAAAAGCTCAGCTCAAATGTAGAGCTAGCCGATGCGATATTAGTTCCATCGCTCGCTCTAAATACTAATGTAAAACTGCCCGCATTTGCCTCGTTTGTGCTTGGCGTAATTGTCCATTGGTTAGTATTTGCTCCAGTGCCTTGAGCAACCGTTGCAATATTTCCAGACGTATCGCTAACAATACTGTAGGTGATTGGTATGCCTTCAGGATCAGTTGCAGTAACCGTAACGGTTGTAGCTGTGCCATCACTTGCAAGAGTGTAAGTAGCATTCACACCACTAATTGAAGGAGTTTGATTGACTATTGCTATTGAATACCATCCAGTATCACTAAAGATATAAAGCTTATCAGTAGAATCGACAAGTGCCATCGCTCCTTCTGTTACTCCTGAAAGAGGAAGATCGTCAATTGTTGCATACACTTGAACTCCTGAATCTGCAGGTTTCCATTTTTCATCTGTACTATTCCATTGTAGTACTTGCCGATTTGCAGGAGCAGTAGTAGAAGTATCTACATCAGTTAGCTTATCAATACTTTGAGTCAGCCCTTGCGGACTATCAGACCAAACTCCTTGAGTTGAGTCGTAGACATAATTAATTCCACCGACTGCTATGGTGTCTCCATTTGTAGGATTGCTTGGAAAATTAATAGCCATTATATTATCCTTTTAACGATGCTGTTGGTGGTGTGAAGTTTGCTGTGTATCTTGCTAGGCCTCTGGTGACACGGAAGTCAGACAAATATCCCTGTATGTGGCCATCTGCACTATCACTACTTCTGCCTACAAAAAATGAAGTCCCATTACCATCTAAAGCAACTGAGCTAGCTACTGTTCCAATACTAGATCCATCGATGTAAACGGTTATAGTACCATTATATCTTGCTATAGCGACATGAACCCATTGGTTATAGTTTACTGTACCAGCATTGATGGCTGGAAAGGAACCGTTGTGCGCTAATTGATATTGAGTTGTAGTGCTACCACCATGCCCGGCGAAGAATTGTAAGGTACCGGTTGTCCACGTAGTATAGTTTCCGAAAAATGCTGGATACGAATCTACTCTAGCTGTAAGATAATGCCAGAACTCTATAGTAAAGTCTTCGCCTGCAGTAATGTTAAATCTTGGAAATGTTATCATATCATCAACTCCATCAAAATAAATAGATGAAGTTAAAAACTTAGATTGGGTAGTAGAGGATTTTGTACCTCCAGTCAAAGTCATACTATTTATTGTTTGCGACTTGTCGATGATGCCAGCGTTGGTTCCACTGACGAGCAATTGAGTATTTGTGATTGCTGTTAGTGGGGCTGTAGGCGGAGTGAATGCCGACGTGTAAACGGCGGTGCCTTTTACAATTCTCCAATCACTTATAAAACCTGTAAAGCTGTCAGTGGCAGTCGCTGCGTCATTGTACGTTCCGATCCAAGCGAGACGGTTTCCATCTGTATATGAACTAGTCCACGTACCCTCGCTAGCTCCATTAATATACATTGTGGTGGTGCCGCCATTGTCTACTATAGCAACGTGATACCACTTATTCGCCGTGACTGTTGCAGAAATTCTTGTTGACCCGTTTACCCACCAATTTAATGTTGTAGAGTTAGAAAAATATAAACTTTCTCTATTAGAAGCATCAATATAGGACGCAAATACGTGCTCTGCAGAAGCCGGCGCAGTAGCATAAAACCAGCCTTCTATGGTGAAAGCCGTGTTGTAAAGGTTGAATGTTGAGCTACTAGCTACTTTTAAATAATCACCAGTCCCATCAAAAGCTATCGACCCGCCATTACTACTCGATGAATATTCTTCATAATCATACGGACTCGAGGGCCTTAGTTGTGTTGTGCTAGTATTAAAAGTTCGATTATTACTTGAATAATCTTTTATCTCTGTTCCAACTCCCGTAAAAAATGCATCGGTAGCATTTGAGGTAGTTTGAGGTTCAGTAGGAGTAGTAGGAGCATTTCCACTATATACTGCAGTACTTAAACTAAATCGAGCTTCTTTTACATATCCTTTAAAACGACCACTTGCAACACCTCCCATTAGCCAGTTTCCACCTCCAGAGGGAGCCTCTGTATTAGCAAAACTAGCTTCTGCAGAGCCGTCAGCCCAGTAATAATATGTACCATTATAACGTTCCCACACAAGATAGTGCCATTTTCCATCTCTTAAATCAGTATTGCAGGTGGGGGCTTCTACTCCAACACCTGTATGAGTATACATATATCCTGTTGTACCAGATATTGCGAAAGCTTCTAATTGATTTCCTCCATTGTACTTTCCTAAAATAGTTTCTCCTGTTTCACACAAAGCCCAGCATTCAAAAGTCCAGTTGCCAGAATTTAAGGTAGAAAACCCTAGATCCATGACATTTACTCCATCAAAATATAGACTGTGTCCACCAGACCTGTAAGGACTAAAAGTGTTTTGAGTTACATCGCCTGATGCAGTAATCGTATGACTATTAGTACTTGAGTCTACAAAGTCATTATTATCAGCGTTGTTAGCACCAACAGATGTAACTAGTGCATGTGTATAATGACTGTTTGGAATCTGAAACTGAAGGGTAAAACTACTTGCTGCCGTAGCGATATTCACTCCGTCGCTTGCTCTGAAAGTTAAACTAAACGTGCCTGCGTTAGCAGCACTCGTCGAAGGAGTAATAGTAAATACATTGCTACTTGCTCCAGTACCTTGTGCCACAGTTGCGATATTTCCGGAGGTATCGCTTACAATACTGTAAGTAATTGGTAGTCCTTCGGGATCAGTTGCAGTTATCGTAACTGTCGTAGCGGTGCCGTCAGTTGCAAGAGTGTAAGCAGAAGATGCTCCACTAATGCTTGGAGTCGTGTTAATTAGCGCAATGTTATACCAACCAGTACCATTCCAGAGATATAATCGGCTTGTAGAGCTTACGAATGCTTGTGCCCCCGTTTCGACTCCGGAGAGTGGAAGATCATCAACAGAAGAATAAACTGTAGTTCCTGCTGAAGATGCTGCAGGATTTGTTTGTACCCACTGGTTTGAGTCTCCATCATTATAGTAAACATAAGTTTCGAGAGTACTTGGGTCAAACCACAAATTACCAGCGGCTGGATTAGTTGGTGCACTTTCTTGTACTAATGCACCTGAAGAACCTGATGGATTCGCTTTAACCCATTGGGATGAAGAACCGTCATTGTAGTAAACATACAAACGTAATGTAGTTGTATCATACCAAAGATCTCCAGCCGAAGGAGAGGAAGGTGCTGTATCCGAAGAAGTTACGGATGCACCGCCACCGCCTCCACCAGACTGTGCAACCCAATCATAATCAGAGCCAGTCCAGCTTAAAACTTGGTTAGCAGTTGCAGTGCTAGTATTTAAATGTGAATCAACACTGCTATCACTATAGCTACCTCCGGACGGAGAAGCTGCATCCCATCTACTATTAGCGTTATCCCATGTAAGCACTTGCCCATCTGTAGGCGTCATAGTATTTACATCAGAAAGATTTTCTATGCTTTGGCCTGTAATGCCGGTCAAGTAGCTAGATAGGTCTGGTGGGGTATAAGTAAATACTCCATTTGAATATGAGAGAGCCGCTGTACCCGCTGAGTTTGTAGTTACTGAAAAATCAGATAGAGCTATAGTAGAATCAAGAATATAAATTGTACCCGCCATTGCACTATGAACGGAACAGTTATAATATAAAGTATCCGGAGCGTCCATTTGTACAGTAAGAGTAACTGTACCAGTTGCGGCACCATTATTCGTTACTCCATCGCTGTAAGCATTGCTCGTTCCAGTTCCACTTACTGTTTTAATGTAGAATGGATGACCAGAAGCATTTACAACAAACTCGTATGTTTGACCGCGAGTTAAATATAAAGTTGGATTCGAGTCTGAAGAAGTACCCGAGCCTGTAAATACATATGCGCTCGAAGCATTGTTAATTATACTAAATCTACCGGCAACAGGGTCGGAATTAACCCAAGCACTTCCGTTATATCGAAGCAATTCTCCTGCTGCGGCACTTGTAATTGTTACGTCGGAAAGACTTCCAATGTTTTCACCAGTAATACCAGTTAGATAGGTTCCTAAGTCACTGATTTGAGACTCTGTAATCGAAAGAGCCGCTTGATGTTGAGTAACACTACTCTGGGTGATATTTGCATTAGGTACGTTAGCCCATGTAACTGATGCGGTTAAATCATTAGTCTCTGCAGTTAGATAACTAGAAAGGTCTGGAGGAGTATAGGTAAATACACCATTTGAGTATGAAAGAGCTGCTGTACCTGCGGAGTTTGTAGTTACACTTAAGTCGGCAGGCTGTAAAGCGCTATCTGCTAATGTACCTTGAGAAGAAGTTGCTAATCCTGCTTCTGCCGCAGTTTGATTAATCCAAGTACTAGAAGTACTATCATATGCTAGAACTTCATTATCGGCCACGTTTGTAACAGTTATATCAGACAAGCCACCCACAGATATGGATGTTAAATAAGTATTTGTATCTACAGTATAGGTGCCAGCACCTGTTCGCTTCATGAAGCCGTTAGCTGTAAAGTCGCCATCCATAACGGCGCCTGCTGCAGCTACATTTGTTGCATCTGTAACGTCTGCATTGGCTTCAATTCCGTCTAATTTAGTACCATCAGTAGCTAAGTCTCTTCCATCTACGGTTCCAGATACTGTAATATTTCCAGTAACATCTACTGCATGGCTAAATTCGAATTTGTCTCCGGTCGCGTCCCATAAAATTGTAGCGTCTGTAGTAGAATTTACTGCATCTTGAATTGTAATACCAGCACCATCTGCACTTGCAGAAGAGTCTCCAGTGCTATAATTAATAGTAATATTTTTATCTTCTACACTTAATGTTGCTGTTTCAAGAGTTGTAGTTGTTCCTTGAACTGTAAGATTTCCTGTAATTGTGGCATTTCCTACAGTAATATTATTAGTTGTAGAGCTTCCTCGTCCCGTTACAGAATCTAGTGTGTCTGTTTCTGTATAGCTTGTTAAATAAGTTTGAAGGTCACTGATGTCTGCTTCGACTAGCGCCCTTGCTACTGCTTGATTACTGGCGTTTCCTATAAATACGTTGCCATTATTTAAATTTGGCGTGTCATTTGAACGACCTGCTCCAGAAATTAAAATCTCGCCGCTTGCCGCGTTAATCTTTATTGCTCTGCCAAAATTTTGAATTAATGCAGATTGTCCTGTTGGCTTTGTTGCGGTCAACGCCCCAGAGGTTCCAACATACAAAACATCCCCCGCAGAAAAGGCGCTTGTATCTAGCTGTTTCACAAAACCAGAAACCGCTATTTTTCCTGTGCCCGCGTTTGCTATGTCAGCAATGACAAGGCCCACAGCGGGCATGGTAGAAGCGGAAGTATTGGTAGCCGCCGCTACGCTGATGTTAGTCCCTTGTACGCCGGTCTGATAAACCACTGTACCTTTTGACAAAGTGGAGCCAGTGCCGTTGTACGCAGTGATCTCCATAACTTCTGAGGTTATAGTTAGCTCATTATTTACATCGTCATAATCAAGATCAATTCCGTTACCAGCTTGTAATAAAGTACTAACTTCATCATCAACTGCTTCGCTAAAATCGGTTACTTGAGTGCTTGTAATGCTTAAAGCTGCTTGATGCTGAGTTACACTACTTTCTGTAATGTTTGCATTCGGTACATTCGCCCATGTAACTGATGCAGTTAAGTCGTTAACCTCTGAGGTGAGATAGCTAGAAAGGTCTGGAGGAGTGTAAGTAAAGACTCCAGTACTGTTTGAATATGTAAGAGCTGCAGTACCCGCAGAGTTTGTAGTTACTGAAAGATCAGTAAGAGCAATTCCTCCCGATTGTACAACCCAGTCATAGTCTGAACCAGTGTAACTAAGAACTTCGTTTGCTGCCGCAGTACTGGTATTGATATGGCTATCTATATCAGCATTAAAAATATTAGTATTAAGTACGGTTTTTGCCATTATACGCTCTCAGCTAACATTATACCTAGGGTGACAACGAGTCCTCCAAGAAAGAGTATTGCAGCCCCTGCTGCATGAATTATTTTGCCTTCAATGCGCGTGAGAGTTTCGTCAATTTCTTCAAGACGATTAAATGTAGTTTTCCATCGTTCTTCACACTGGGCATCATGTCGTGACATAAAGATTTCCAGGTCATGAACTTTATCTTCAAGATTCTCCATTTAGCAGCTTGTCCATCAACTTTCCATAGTTGCCTTGGCCAAATGGAAGACTACCGTCATTTATTTGCACATTATTTTGAGTGCGAATATTGGTAGTTGCTTTTTCAGCGTCCGCCTGGGCCTTAATCTCATCCATTCTCATTTTATGGGCCATCTGCAACAGGTCTGCCAAATCTTTATTTGAATACATTCCTGATTCTTGGGCTTCTTCGAGCTTGGATGCAATTATCTCGTCTAAGGCAGAAGCAATATTATTTTTATTGCGAAATCCCATGTCAAGATAAACAGTGTCGATATACTTTTTAACTTCTCGCTTGTTTAAAGCTTCTACAACTTTGTTCTCAGTGACCTGGAGATGCTGGCAAACACCGCGAATATTCCCGAACTGCAAATATGAATTTGCAATTTCAAGTCCTTCTGGAGAAATTGTAGTTACTTCCTTACTCATAACCTGTATTCTACTTCAAAAGGGTTAAAATGTCAAGGTATATTTTTGTGAGGGTATCGAAAAAACTTTATGGAAGGGGTGTGACTTCTAAAATACTACCGTCTGGGGGCTCTGGCCACTCTATTTGACTAAGAGTTGTTGTCCCCACTTGAACACTAGGAAGATCTCGCAGTTGATTTCTATAGTTTCTCCAGCCTGCTTTTACGGACTCGTCTAAGTTATTATCCGCAATTTGTGTCCAGTCACTCTCTGTTAGTTTTTTATTCCTCTCTGCCCTTACTGCAGTCCAAAAGTCTTCGCTGTTAAATACCCACGATTCTGAACCAGTATCCCAAATATGGCTAGGAGTAGGCCGAGGGCCTCTATGAACCCATTGTTCATCTTTTCTATAATACTCTTCATGAATTTGTAAATTGTCTATATCTTCCCAGCCTTGTGAAGGGATCCAAACTACTTCTTTAACTGGCGAGCTTCCTTGGACTATTCCTTGCTCAGGTAAGTTTGCTCCGGGGGCTGTACCTACACTTTCGATTACGCCTGTTGCAACATCCACAGTTGCGATATATTTTATTATTAATGCCATGGTAAATTATCCTCTTACTGAAGCGACTAAGACACTTCCCATATTTGGTATACTTGCAGTGCCAAAAATTCCAAGATTTAAATTACTACTAAAAGTTATAGAGTTACTTCCATAATTAAAGCACCCCCAAGTTCCTGAGCTTGCGCTATAAAACATATGACCAATAGAAACATAAAAATCGCTTATGCTTTCACCGGAAGGCGCGGTGTATACAGTAGCTTGGTGAGTGAGCTCTTTATCATCATAAATGTATTTAATATTTATGGAGCTATTAGCTCTTCTAGTAGAAAAAGTTACATTTGAATTACTATCATATATTTCCAAGCCATAATCTCCAGAAACTATATTTCCCACTGAAGAAGTTTTTCTCCCAATAAAATATCCTGTAGACTGATTAGGGCTAAAAGTTTTAGTTGTACTTGTAGGATAAGACATATTTCCATATAAGTTACCTGAATTTACTTTTACAAATATAAGATCATCATTATTTACAGTTATTGCACTCGAAGTAGTTCCTACTCCAGGTGTTAGCGTGCTTACATTAAAATAATAAGGGTTTAATGTTACAGCAGCTCCAGAATTAAAATCTGAATCAAAAATTAATTGATTATTTGCCCCATAAAATTCTATTCCATATCCCATTTTAGTACCTCACCAACTCTATTACAGCTACTCCTGAGGTACTAGAACTTGTATCATTAGTATTTTTTGTTACTGTTATTCCTCCAAGAGCCGAAGACCTTCGTGTTATAGTAGGAGAGCTGTACAAGGCGCCGCTCCAAGTTACAAGAAATCCTGTTTCTGTTTTTTCGCTGCAGTCAAAATTAGTAAACATTGTTTTAGAAGATTGACTATTTGTATTTATACTATCACTAGCTAAAAAATTTGTTAAACGAGAAGTATCATCAATTATTGTTTGTGTACCTGTTGAATTTCGTATTTCAAGTCCATATGTATTAGCAGAGCCTCCTCCCGTACCTCCTCCCGTACCTCCACCGCCAGGATTAGAAGTATCTACTACGGTTGTGCTACTTGAAGGAGACCCCGTAGAATCACCATTACTATCAGTGGCAGCTAGAGTTAGAGTTGCTGTTTTATTTCCATCTGCAACATTATCATTAACAATATTAAAAACTACAGTAGCTGAGTTAGCCTGAATCGTTGCAGGCGAGGAATCATTAGTAGTATAATCTCCTGATTGCAGCCCGGATAATGTCCATGCAACAGTTGTTCCATTTGTTACACTTGTTGTTGTTATAGTAAATGTTAATGATTGCCCTTCATTTACAGAATTTGGGGAAGATACGCTGTAAGAAGTTGCGGGCTGTCTAAATAATCTTCTTACTTGAGATCCATCAACACTTACCCACACTGAATCAGCAGTGCTCGGGTCTCCTCCAGATGCCGGCAAGCGTCTTCCTTCAAATTCATATTCCCAAGTCTGCCCTGCTGCAGGAAGCTCAGAGTAGTTTCCTCCACCACTATTCATTTCGAGCACAAAGGTACCACTTGTTCCATTTCGGGTGTCTAGCCAACGATTTTGAGTGTCATATGAAACTACTCTATATTGATCTACTGAGCCCCCGTCAGAGTAAGGTATAAGTATATTATCGCCTGCAGAAGTTCCATAAGAGTTCGGAATTACATAAACTCCTGATACATTTGCACTTAATTGACTCCCATTTTTATCTGTAGGTAACCCAATAGTAATTGTATTGTCAGAGATTGGTAGATATGGAACAGCAATTGCACTATCAGTACGATCTTCGTAACCTGCTCCGCGGCGAGCCCAAAAATAGTAGGAAGTTCCTCGACTTACACTCACTGTTGCACTTGTTTGCCACCCACTTGTAGGAACAGTTGTACTTGTAGTTACATTATATTCGAGTGTTCCATTTGTGCCGGAGCTTGTGAGTGCAATCGTACAAGTAGTAGTTGCAGACTCAGTTCCTGCAAAAGTCTGCGTATTACTAACTACAGGCGCTGTAGGAGTTGCGGGAGGATCTGTAATTAAAAAAGTATCTTCTGCATGTATGTAATTTAAAGAATTAAAGGTATTATTAATATACAATTTTACTGTTGCGGTTTCATTTCCTTCTGTAATACCGTCCGATGTAGGAGTCACGCCAAATGTACTTGTAAATATCTGTCCTGTAGAAGTCGCAAAGTCTCCGCCACTTGCTGTTGTAACTTGGTAATAAATTGGCCCCAATCCATTTGTGGCGCTATTCGAAAAGTTTCCTTGTGTGCCTTCTTGTATTGAAGTTGGTGCAGTTACAGAATAAGTAGGAAGAGTTGTAGAGCTTGTTCCGCTATAAACAAAAGTCGAACCGTCTATAGTTGCTCGTGCTTGACAAGTCCAAGTTGTTCCAACCCACTCTGTACCAACCCCTAAAGTTTGATTGGAAGTATAGCCAGTAGAGTATGATCCTTGACTGTTTTGCCCACCTCCCGTTGTACTCCATTGATAAGTAACTGTACCCGAAGTAGTGCCTGTTGGATTTGAATAAAGTCCAAACCCATTTGGAATAATTGCTTTTGTAGCAGATACAGTGGGAGCTTGAGCTGC